CTGTTTGGAACGATACTTCACCGACAGATACGGTAGTTAGCATCGGAACTTCAGACATTGTAAGTAGCGCAGACACCAGTTTTATTATGTACTGCTTCGCCCCTGTCGCAGGCTATTCTGCCTTTGGGTCGTACGCTGGTAATGGGTCAACGGATGGGCCATTTGTTTACACAGGGTTTAGGCCGAGATTTATTATGTTGAAAGGAACTGGTAACGCTTCTGGCTGGCAGATGCACGACACTGCGCGTGACCCATACAATGCGGCAACAAATTTATTGCGAGCCGACTTATCAGGCGCAGAAGGAACCGGAGGCGGTCCGCACTTTGACATTACATCAAACGGGTTCAAACTTAGAACGACTGATACTAACTACAACAATGCTAGTTACGGCCCTTACATCTACGCCGCATTTGCCGAAAACCCATTTAAGTATTCTTTAGCGAGGTAATCATGTTTTTACTGAACGGTAACCCAATCTCAATAGATAACGAGCAAGTCATTGACGGTGTTCGCTATCCCCATCTGCGTGACCCTGCTCTTCGGGAAAGCCTCGGCATTACAGAAGCACCAGAGCCAGAGGCTTATGACCAGCGGTTCTACTGGGGCGTAGGTAATCCCAAACTACTGAATGACCGTGAAGAGGTAGACCAAGACGGTAACCCAATGTGGGTCAAGGTTCTAGGCGAGGTTGATGGCAAGCCAGCTATGGTTGACTCAGAAAAGCGTCTGGTGACCAAAGGACTGAAGAGCCAATGGATTGCACAAGTCAAGGACACGGCTGGCAAGATGCTGTCTCAGACCGATTGGATGGTGGTGCGGAAAGCAGAGCGTGGAGTAGACATCCCTGCGGATGTGACTGCCAAGCGGTCTGCAATCGTGGCTGAGTGCGATAGGTTAGAAGCGGCCATCGCTGGATGCGCAGATGTAGAGGCATTGATTGTTGTAGTGGGTTCACAGAACTGGGAGTAAAGCATGGCAACCATAGTAGAGGTCAAGGGTCAACTCGACACACATGAAGCTGTGTGCGCTGAGCGCTATCTTGGGATCAACGCTAGACTTAAAAGGCTAGAACAAATCCTAATTGGCTCTGCCGGGTTCATCATTGTTTTACTGTTAAGCCTAGTCGTTAAGTGACAACCATAGCTGCCAGCCTGGCTCATAAAGAGATCGCGGCTGACAGTATGTGCAGCGGCGAAGGAGCCTTTTATTCCGTCTGCAAACTGCGTCAATGGAAAGACGGCGTGGCCGGTGCCGCCGGAGACTGGGTTCAGATCCTAAAGTTTTTTAACTCCATCGAGAAAGGTGGAGAGTTAGATTCAGACTGCGATGTCGAATGTATGGAGCTTAGAGCTGATGGCATTTATGTGTATGAAAGTACCATCATCCCTGCTCGCATCAAAGAACCTTTCTACGCGATAGGCACAGGTAGCGCATACGCAATGGCTGCGCTCCACCTAGGCAAGTCGCCAAGAGAGGCAGTCGAAATCGCAGCTCTGTATGACCCCGCAACCCGCGGGCCGATAGACGTGATGCGATTAAGGGGTACTAAAAGTGCCAGCAAAACCACTAAGTGATGAGCAGTTAATATCAGCTGCAAAGCTGGTAGAGAAATTCGGAAGCCTGGAAGCCGGAGCGAGAGCGGCCAATATGCCTAGTGCCACAATGCGGCACCATATCATGGTCTACAAGCAGCGCTTTGGTAACAACAAACCAAAGGACATTGAGCCAGATGAGAAGTCAGAGTTCACAGTAGTCGCCCTGCCGGAAGGCGACCTTGATATCGAGGAACTGGTCGAGCTCAGGATCAAGCAATTCGGCAAGCGCAAGGAATACGAAGAGGCCAGCAAACTCATCGACGTCAAAGTCAATCTGCCAGGCCCGATCGGTATCATTCACTTCGGCGACCCCCATGTGGACGACGATGGCACGGATCTTGCAACCCTGCGAGAGCACTCTGATCTGACCAAGCAGGAGGGCGTCTGGGGCGCCAACGTGGGTGACACTACCAACAACTGGGTCGGCCGCTTGGCGAGGCTCTATGCAAGCCAGAGCACCAGCGCCGAGCAGGCATGGAAGTTAGCCGAGTGGTTTATCTCCCGCACCCGCTGGCTGTATATGATCGGCGGAAACCATGACGCCTGGTCTGGGTCGGCCGATCCGATCAAATGGATCGCTCGCCAGACTGACACGCTTTACAAGCCGTCCGAGTGCCGAGTCAATCTCAAGTTCCCTAGCGGCCGCAATGTCATAGTCAACGCACGCCATGACTTTGCCGGCTCCAGCCAATGGAACCCAGCCCACGCCCAAATGAAAGCAGCTCAGATGGGCTATCGGGATCACGTCATGATATCTGGCCACAAGCACACCAGCGGCTACGGCATTATCAAAGATCCTAACGGAGGCAAAATTTGCCATGCAATCCAGGTCGCGTCATACAAACTGTATGACACCTATGCCAAAGAAAAAGGTTTCAGAGATCAGACAGTTAGCCCTGCCTGCATGACAATTATTGACCCAAGCCTGCAAGAATCACACCCAGACATGGTCAAAATTTTTTGGTGCCCGAAAGAGGGTAGTGAGTTCTTGAAGTGGAAGCGGAAAAAGAAATGACAGATCCAGCGGCCAGCGCCAGGGCGGCTCTAAGCGGTATCAAGGAGGCCGTCAAGGTTGGTCGCGAGATCCATGAGACTGCCAAAGAGGTCAATGCTTTCCTCGACGAGGAGGCAAGGGCACGGGTAGCCTGGAAGCGCAAGCAGCAACAGGTCGAGCGCCGCGGCGACATGATGTGGGTCGAGGCTGTTGATGAGTACCGCATCATCCGCCAGATCAGGGACGCCGAGCAGGCCATGTATAGGGAAGTCGAGCGGGAGTTTGGCCGCTCAGCTGTGTCAGAGGTCAGGTCTTTGATCGACCGCCTGCGCAAGGATCACAGAGAACTGAACGACGAAATGTATCGCAAGCGGATGCAGACCCGCAAAGAATGGGCAGTCCTGATGGTGATCTCTTTAATTTTGTATGGAATTTTCAAAGCAACAGGAGCGATGTAAATGTTATCCCTTCTCTCAACCCTAGGCGGCCTGCTGATCTCTGGCCTGCCAAAAGTCCTAGACTTCTTCCAAGACAAGGCAGACAAGAAGCATGAAATGGAACTGGCCCGCGTCCAGACTGAGCGCGAGCTCGCCCTGGCTGAGCGTGGCTTCATTGCCCAGCAAAAGGTAGAGGAGATCAGGACAGACCAGATTGCCATGCAGTCCGAAGCCAAGATGACTGAGGCAGCTCTGGCCCATGACGCAAAGATCCTAGATAAGTCTAGCAAGTGGGTGGTGAACTACGTCGGAACCGTTCGCCCGACCGTCACATACATCCTGATCCTAGAGCTGGTTGCAATCAATATGTGGATCATGTGGCACATCTTCTCCATGCCGGGCGTTATCAATAACATCGACGACGTGCTCAAGTTTGCCGACGTGGTGTTCAGTCAGGATGAAATGGCCATGCTCGGCGGGATCGTGGGATACTGGTTTGGCAGCCGCGGATGGGCTAAGAAGTGACCGAGTTTGCAGTCATATTTAACGAGCACCCGGTAGTCACAAGTCTTGTGCTGGCGGGAATCTGGAACTCTTTATTCTTATTCATAGTCCATGCGTGTAAGTTCCCAAGCAATTGAAATGATTAAGCATCATGAAGGAACCAAACTTCGTCCGTATCGCTGCCCTGCTCTACTGTGGACTGTTGGTGTCGGTCACGTTATTGATCCCGCTCATACTAGGATACCTCTGAATGACCGCAAGACACTTCCAATCCCTGACGGATGGGATCGAACTCTATCAATGGCAGAAGTGGACGACATCCTATCTAAAGACCTGGCAGGATTTGAACGAGGAGTGCTACGACTTTGCCCTGTTGGCCTCACTCAAGGCCGCTTCGATGCCCTTGTTAGCTTTTCGTTCAATGTCGGACTCGGAAATCTCCAGCGAAGCACCATCCGTATGAAGCATAACCGCGGAGAGTTTGCAGAAGCAGCTGAGGCTTTCATGGCATGGACAAAAGCCGGAGGGCGTGAACTCCCCGGCCTTGTCAAGCGGCGCAAAGACGAGCGCGCCCTGTACTTAACCGAAGCCTAACTCTCCCCTGCGCTTGGCATAAGCCTGAGTGTGGGATAGCCTGCGGTCTATATCCATGCGCTTGAACTCTGCCGCGTTAGCGTTCTTAAGCTGCTCTAACTTCTCGCCTTTGGCTGCCGGCTCCAGCTTGGCGGCCATGACTTTGGCGCAGATCTCCTCGTAATTATCTGACCACTCTTGTTGCGTTGCAAAAGTTTGCTCAGGCTTGCCGGGGATGTGTAGTGTCCAGCTGCGGTTGGGTTCAAGCTCAGCGACAACCTCAACCTCGACTGTCTCTGGCTCATTGACCACCACGGTTTCAGGTTCATCGACATCCGGCGACCAAGTCCCATTGAAATTTTCTGGCGGTGAAACCGGCGCAGGCAAAGCGTCAAGCGGGTTGGCCGGCGTGATGTCCTTAGCAGGCTGATCTGACGGATAGTCTTGCGCCTCTTCTGCCGTGATGAGCCCCTTCAGGACATCAGGGAAAGCATCGCGCAGGGCGAAGCCGCGAGCCCGCATCTGGAGCATCCGCTTTGGGTATGCCTGCCAAGGGCCTTGCTTGCCCCATAGGCCAGCGCGCTTGGCGTCCTCGATGCTGAACCTAGCCACGACTGGCTTGCGCCCGCGGCGGTTAGCCACGCAGACAGCGACCATGCTCATGGTGTCCTCGTTCTCAAAGCTCTCCTCGATGCCCTCGCAGACAGCGCTTGCCTGGACTAACGCCATTGCTGCATCGCCATAGACCGATGGCTTGCCGTTGATGACCGCGATGTTCTGGAGCGCCTGCATCGGGGCCAGGCCAATCTCACGCCCCCATTGGCAGGCGACCAAGATGTCTTCTGCCTTGTTTTGGTACGCCCTAGGAACCATGCTGGATCGCGCAAGCATTTCGGAAAACTTCATCGCCTCGTCCAGTGTGGCGGGCGCAAAACCTTGACTCACTACGTTGCTCATGTGTTTTTCTCCTTTAGTTTGGCTTCGATGTATCGGGCAAAGCGAACTCCGTCTTCGTTTAGAAAAAGTGCATCAAAGTCCACATCCGTCAGCCCAACCCACTCACGATCAGGCTGCGCTAGTCGGTCACGCAATCTCCTAATTGACTCCCTTTGGCTAAATATTCTTTGTTCCTCATCAACCCAAAGCAACGCATCCAACGCCATCTGCATTAGTTCACGGTCTGTCATTTGCGCTCCTTAATTGTAAGTGTTGACTGACGCACGGCCCTGGCTTCTGTCGCGGGCACGATCTTAGACGGCTGCGCCTTGTAATACCGCATGGGCCAGCGCACCTCATACTTGCCGGCAATCGCGGATGGGTGGTCTTTCATTTTCTCTTTTATGCTCTTCTCGATCTCGTCGATCTTTTTTTCCGCGGCCTTGATCTTATCCTTTTCAATTTGCAGCTCGGAAACTAGCGCCTCATCAGCGGCCGGTAGCCATAGTGGCTCGGAATCCTCATTCGCGGCCGGCCAGGCGCGGTTTGCGTCGGCCGAATCCGCGGGCGGGTAGTACTCGACGACCCCGTCCTGGCGGTACGCATTAAGCCGGCGGTCGAAGTCTAAGACCGCTGCGCGGATGGCTGCCAGGGTGCCGTCATGGGGTGCAAACAGGTAGATCCGCAGGGTAACGCCCCGGTATAGGGTGCAGACTGCGCCCCACTTGGCCTCCATGATGTCCATTTGCGCCTGGAGCTGAACCT